AATTTGCAATCCCTATCATTGCATGTGATCGCTTGCAGCTTTCAATTGCACTTGAATTATCTTTGAGAAACTCATGGCTCGTTTCGATATCACCTTTGGTAAACATTACAGACAAAGGTAGATCTTCATAGTCAATGTAGTTAAGTCTCATCTGGTTCTCCATTTCGTTTTGTTTATTTACTTGGTTTGTTTGATAGCTGCGATTGCAGCTACGGCTGTGAGTCCCCTCCTCCCCCTTCGGGGTCGGGATCAACCCTTCAACCTTCTCTTACCTGTGATGGCGCAACACCTCAGCGCTCACCACATCGGATCTTCACACACTCCGCATCACCCCTCACCACAAGAGCGAGCGAAGCGAGCGAAAAATTTTTAGGGGCTGCTTTCGCAACCCCCTCAATTGTTTCCCTTTTGGTTTGGCTTACGCTGTCTTGCGCTTCGCCTTGGGCTTGTCGTTGGCCGCTTCAAGCGCGTCGATCTCTGCAAGCATCGATGCAAGCTCTTCTGGAAGCTCGGCGTCTGCCTTGTCCTCAACGCTGGTATAAGTACCGCCGTTGAGTTCTTTGTAGGCTGCTTGCGCTGCGGCCAGCTCTGCTTGCATGACAGACAAGGCAAAGGCCTCTGCTTTGTACTGAGCAACAGAGCTTTGCAAATTGGTCGTGCTGATCTCGTCGCCATTGTATTGCTTGCGATATTTCTGCATCCAATTCTTAGCATTGGCCTCGCGGTCCGACTGCCGCGGAATCCAAAACTCAAGGTCTTGGATCTCGCGCTTTAGCTTGCGCTCTGCGTGAAATTGCAAGGTATCAATCTGCTTCCATCCATCTGCAGCCGCAAAGCGGTCTAGATTATTGGTCCGAATGTATAGCTCGGTTGTATTTGTATATGTTTCAACAATTGCATTTATCAGTTTAGTCATGAGTTTTTTCTCCTAAGCTCTCATCTAGTTTTCATATTTGATCCGGCCCGAAGTGAGGGGCTGGACAGCAACGACAGGGAATTGCCATGGTTCTACTGTCAAGTCGCAACTACGTCCGTCTTGACCGTAGGTTCTGGCTGTTCCATGACGGTGATGACCGGCCGCGAGCTTCGGAGTTGGTCAAATCCCCCCTTTGGGGGGCAGGGGGGGTTATATCTATAATCTATCTTCTTTGGCGCAGCGAAGCGAGCAGCAATAGCGATGGAAGCCCGATAGGGTCAAGACCTGAAGGGGCTTGATTCACGAGAGCGCGGCCCGACAGGGATTGCCCGTCAACTGGTAATTACAGATGTGACGTAAGGTAATTTGGATAGTTACGTAACGTCACTACTTGACACACCATTGACAAACAGAGCAGTGTGGGGGGGATCTACAGGGGGGGTGAAGCCAGCAGTAAAAATACCCTCATTTGTTTAAATTAATGAAACAACCAAGTGTGATACAACAGTGAAGCACACTAAGTGATACACCAAGATACACATAGGAAGACTAAGTGATGAGCACTCCAGCAACACGTAAACTAACCGCAAAACAAAGCGCTCTCGTTGATACACTCGTAACAGAAGGATGTAGCGTACAAAAGGCAGCCGAAGCAGCCGGTTACGCTAAGGGTGAATCCGGAAGAGTAAGTGGACACAGAGCTTTAGCTTTACCCCATGTGCAGCAGTATATGCAGGGGAAGATGATGGAAACGTTTGGACTTAGCGCTACTGGTGCTTTAGCAACGGTTGCTAGGCTCTCTCGTACAGCTAAATCTGAGTACGTTCAGCTAGAAGCGAGTAAGGATTTACTGGATCGTGCTGGCTATAAACCGATAGATAGATCACAGGTGCAGATTGCTGGTGACATCAAGGTAAGCATCGATCTTGGCTAAGAGAGGGGCTGGCAAATGGTACAAGAGTGTTGCTGGCAGGGGGTGGGGGTTAAAAACTTGACTAATGTAACTTGCTAGTGATCCCTCACTCTTATTTTTCCCCCTCAAGGTTCGCTAACGCTCCCGCCCAAAGCTTGTCAGCTTTGTTCGGTTTGTGCGTTGCTGGATATATTTTTTTTGTACTAGGAGTAGAATATGACTGATGTATCTAAGATCATGGCTAAGTGGAGGAGGATTAAGGATGAGCACACCGGCTTGGACTCGCAAGGAGGGGAAGAACCCGAAGGGTGGGTTAAACGCAAAGGGTCGAGCGAGTTACAAGGGCGGGACGTTAAAGGCTCCGGTAAAAAGCGGGGACAATCCAAGAAGGGCCAGCTTCTTAGCGAGGATGGGGGGAATGTCGGGACCGGAGAAGGACAGCAAGGGAAAGCCGACTCGGTTGCTTCTAAGCTTAAGAGCGTGGGGAGCAAGCAGCAAGTCGGACGCAAAGGCAAAGGCAAGAGCGATAAGCAGAAGAAACAAAGCTAAGAAGGGAAAGGCGTAATGTCTGAGAGAAAAGTACCACAGGCGATTTTAAGAATGCTTGGTCAGGTTGCGAAGGGAACTGTTGATGTTGCTGTCGCTGGCAAGAAGTTAGGTCAATATCTTGATAAGAAGCTTGGCACTGAGGACAAGAGTGCGTTTCCTGTTAAGAAGGGTTATCGCCCGAAGACGGGTAAGAAGAAATCTTTGATAGGAGATTGATATGCCTAAAGGTAAAGGAACTTATGGTAGCAAGGTTGGCCGTCCTCCTAAGCAGAAGCCGAGTGGAAAGAAGAAGTAATGGATGATTTTACTCAGGCTGAATATGAGAAGTTGAACAGTGAGTTTGACGAGATTCAGCGCAAGAAGAGCAACACTTTGTTTAAGAAGTTTAAGCGGAAGGTTGAGAGTCTTTACAAGAGTGAGGATCGAATGCAGGATGAGGCTGAAGAGAAGCGCAGGGGTCAACAGGTTATGGGTGCTAGGGAGCACAAGTTGTACCGGCGCATTGTTGCTATGGAGCGTCAGATGATTAGGGATGGAAACCGTGGCGGTAAATGAGGCGGGTAATTATACTAAGCCCAAGATGCGGAAGTCTTTGTTTAATAGGATAAAGGCTGCGAATGTTCAGGGCACTGCTGCTGGCAAGTGGTCAGCAAGGAAAGCGCAACTCTTAGCAAAGCGGTACAAGGCCGCTGGTGGAGGATATAGATAATGAGTGTAACTGAGAGCTTGTCTAGTAAGGTTTTATCTATACGCGAAAAGGCTGATGGAAATGTTGATCTTAAAAAGTACATTGGTCAGTTATCTAATTTGCTTGAAGATGAAAAAAAAGTTAAGCAGCCTAATAAGGCTAATTTAAATTTTATTAGATCGCAGATTAGGGTCCTAAAGCAAGAGCAAAAAATTGCCGACAAGGAGAGGGTGGGTAATACAAAAGGCTCGTCTAAAGTTAGGCGCTCCTTATTAAAACGTGGCGGCGCTGGTGGCAGAATGATGATGCCTCAAGAATATTCTAAGCGTTCTTTGTATAAGCCCAAGACCAACTAATGAAGGCTCCGCAGAAATCATTATTAAGTTGGGGCAAGCAGAAGTGGCGCACCAAGTCTGGCAAGAAGTCCAGTGAGACTGGTGAGCGCTACTTACCTGCTAAGGCTATCGCTGCTCTTAGTGATTCTGAATATGCAGCTACAACCGCAGCTAAACGAAAGGGCAAGGCTAAGGGCAAGCAATTTGTGGCTCAACCGAAAGCAATTGCTCGGAAGGTAAGGAAGTACAGAACTTGAGCTTTACGAATACTTTAAAGCAGGAAGAGCTTACTATGCTTCGTCGCATTGTGAAGAATATTCACTTTCAGTATTTTGATCAGAAGCATGGCAAGTCTTTTGTCACTGATAGAATGCTGGACAATGTGATTGAGAATATTGGGCCTGAAGCCGCTGAGAGAATGATTAGGTCTGGGGTAGACAAAGGGCTGCGCTAGTGGTTGATTTTAAGTACAAGCCTGACGGTGAGCGGCTAAAGTCCTTTATGCGGGACGATACTTTTTTTCGTGGGGTAAGGGGGCCTGTTGGTAGTGGTAAGAGTGTTGGGTGTTGTGTCGAGGTTTTTCGCAGGGCTTTGGAGCAGAAGAAAGCGCCAGACGGAAAGCGAAAATCCAGATGGGCAGTTATACGAAATACAAACCCACAGCTACGAACTACGACTATTAAAACATGGCTTGACTGGTTCCCAGAAAACGACTGGGGAAAGTTCACATGGTCGGTCCCGTACACGCACCACATTAAAAAAGGTGAGATAGATCTTGAGGTTATCTTCTTAGCATTAGATAGACCTGAAGATGTTAAGAAACTCTTATCACTAGAGCTTACTGGAATATGGATCAACGAAGCCAGGGAAATTCCTAAGTCAATCATTGATGCGTGTACAATGCGGGTGGGTCGATACCCCTCGATGCGTGACGGTGGGCCTAGTTGGACTGGCGTTATTGCTGATACCAACGCGCCTGAAGAAGATCACTGGTGGCCCATTATGTCTGGTGAGGTTCCGATTCCTGATCATATACCGCGTGAGCAAGCAAAGATGTTGGTTAAGCCAGACAACTGGCGGTTCTTTACTCAGCCCGCTGGAATGGTTGAGGTTAAGAATGAAGAGGGCGAGATTGAAGATTACAAGCCCAACAAGGAAGCTGAAAACACAAAGCACATGATGAAGTCTTATTACCCCAACTTAATTCAGGGTAAGACAAAAAGCTGGATTGATGTGTACGTTATGAATAAGCTTGGCTCAATTCAGGACGGGAAGCCTATATATCCTATGTTTGCCGCAGATGTTCACGTTGCCAAGGAGGAGATAGCGATTGCTGCTGGCGCTCCTTTATATGTTGGCTTGGACTTTGGATTAACTCCTGCTGCTACTTTGGGTCAAAAGATCCGTGGGCGATGGTTGGTGCAAGCTGAGATTGTTGCATTTGATATGGGCATTGTTAGATTTGCTGAAGTTCTTAGGGAAGAGATTGCAACTCGTTTCTCAGAATGTTCCGATG